GAACTGGCCCATTCTTCTATATCCTGAGTCGTTATTTTCTTTAAATTATCTTCAGGTTTACTTGGCTTATACGTAGTACCTTTATAATTAGGATCGTAACCTGGTTCACCTGGTGTTGTTTTAGACGTATGTTGAGCATAGTCGTGGCCTACATCATAGGCTTCTTTTTTATCTGTTGTCATATTAAATCTCGCTTGTAAATCTTTCTTAAATTCACCAAACATCTTTTTATATTTTTGAGTAAATTTGCTTGGTTTAGTTTTTGCTTTGTCATCACCAGGAGCTGGTTCATATCCAGGTTTTGTGGTGTCTTGTCTTTTAAAATGGTCTGCTCTTTTTTCTTTATCTGATTTTGATAATCCTTTATAATATTTTTTAGGTTGAGTGCCTGGTTCTTTACTTACATCTTTGTCTTGTGGTAATTCTGTTTTTTCTTCTATCGTAGAAACAGCTTTAAATCCATAATCAACATCTAAGTTATATTCTCTTACTGCAACTTCTTTATTAGCTGCAATAGGTATACAGTCCCAAATCCAAGACTTGTGTAAATTATTGTTTGTATCTTCTAGTACAATGTAATTTGTACCTCGTCTTATTACTTTGCCTTTTATATCTAAGTTTACGTTATGTGCTTGTTCGCCTATATTGAATATCATTTCTCTAATGTATAAATCTCTTACTTGTTGTGCTTCAAACTCTTGTAATGTTTTTACTTTACTGTTCTGTGGTTCAAATTCAGCGGCCAAACTTACGGATAGTCCCATACCTTTTCTTACATCAAAAAATAATTCATTCTTTTCTTTTTCTGATAGGTTACCTGGTACACCTCTTTTAAAATTTTTTAAATCTCCTCGTCTTGCGTAATCTCTTAACTTACTTGCACTCATACCTGTAACACCTTCTTCGTCTGGATCTCTTTCGCCAGCCGATATTATATTAATTTTTTCAAAGTTATAATATCCGTGTCTATTTTTTTCATCATTGTATCTGTTTAATATAGATTTAAATTCTGCAACTCTATCACTGCCTACAACCATTGTTACATTTCTATAACCCATATTATATATTTTTGTTGCTAATTCTAATACCATATTTGAAGGCATAACCATTATATGACTCGCATAGTTTTTAAACATCTTAGTCATATATTTTAATTTGTCTGATGGTGATAATGGATTTTTTACTGAGTCTTGTGATCTACTTAAAAATATTTTAAAATCCATACCTTGACTGGCCACTGTTCTTATAAGTTTCTCGTGTCCAATTGTAGGTGGATTAAATCTACCAAAAGTAAATGCAAAAGATTTATTCACTGCTTCTACCTTAATTGAATCTAATTCTGCGTCTGTAATCTCTCCATCTTTTATTATATCTTTTAATGCTTTATAGAAAGTTAGATAATGATATTTCTCTAACATCTTATATACAACATTTTTAGGTAATTGATTTTTTCTACCAAAGTCTTTTATTTCTTCTGGTGTCATATCAGTAGCAAATGCTGTTGCTCTATCTTTTAAAACTTCATCACCTATGGCCACTAAATGATTAATACTATCTTCCACTTCTGTTACTTTTTCATTTATTAATTCTTGTAAATCTAATATATCGTTAGGGTCTAATTCTTTTAATTCTCTATAATCTATAAGGTCTCGTTTTAATTCACCTTGTACTACATCAATCTCTCTTACTTTCTTTTCAAAGTCAGCTGCATAACGTTTTGCATCAAACTTAAATTCTTTTGCTTTTCTTATAAATGTATTGTTCTTAACATCAAATACGGCATCAGCCATTTTGTCGTTTGTTTCTTTTACGTTTGGATCTGTAATGATATAATAGTTAATTGGATGTTTTGTGCCTGGTACTAATACACCATTAATGGTTCTTAATGACTTAGCTAATTCTTTTCTGATTACATCTCTATCTGGTAATGGTACATCAAATAAAACATTCACATCTAAATCGGCATCATCTCTATATGTTTTTGTAAGTATTGAACCAACTAAACTATATTTTAATACCGGTCTTATATCATTAAATTGTTTAATTTGATTGTTTATAATATCTAATACGCCTTGTTTTAATTTTGGATTATCTGTATCAGCATTATCAAATACACCTTTAGCGTAAGTACGTCTAGGTATATCTATTACTGCTTCGTTAATTAATCTAAACATCTTTTCTTCTTGCCATTCTTTCTTTTGCCATCCATCTTTTTGCAATATAACTTTTAATTGGTGTTCTTAAAAATCTTCTTACAACATTGTTTACTTTATTCATTGTTTGTGTAACTAATTCTTGTTCTGATTTACTGTTATCTACTACAACAAAGTTTGTTAAACCAAAAAGGTTTTGAAATCTACCTATATTATTTTGAACTGATTGCCAAGAATTTTTAGTAATATATTCTGGTACAACTCTTTCTCTTTTAGAATTTCTTTCTAATGCAACTTCTAAACTTGTATTTACAAAAACCATATAACAATCATAACCTAATAATTGTAATGCACTAAACTGGCGACTGATAATATTGTAATCTCTACCTGTGGCATCTATAACTAAACCTAATCGGCCTTTTACATATAAATCTATTTGGTTATCTACAATTGCCTTTGCTCTTGTTCTTAATATATCTCTAAAATATTGTTCTTCATCAGGCATAGATAAAGACAGGCCTGCTTTTTTTAAACTGTTTTCTAATACTATATCTGAATTAACTAATTTTAATCCTGTGCCTGTAAATACATTTCTTGCAACAAAAGATTTGCCTGAACCTGGCCCACCTGCAAGAAAGAAAGCCTTAAATATATTAGGGTCATATAAGCCTTCTGAAAGTATTTGTTCAAACGATTTCACTAGCAATTCCACTTTCTTAATGCCAATGCCTTACGAGTCGGTCTACCTTTTTCGTCTTTCATTGGGCCTGGATTACCAGACATACGAGCACAGAATGACTTACGTCTATTATATGCCTTACCACCTTTTTTTAATTCAGATGGTTTTTTTGTAACAGGTGCTTTTAGATTACTACCATCTTTACGATTAAAATAATCTCTACCTTTTTGTGTCAATCCACCACTCGGACTTTTCAGACCTTTGGCATCTTCTTTTATAAATTCTTTAAATGATTTCATATTATCCTTTTACCCAATCTTTGGCTATATTAAAATTTGCTCTACTAAACTCTAGCCTATCTACAAGTTTAACGGCACCCCTCACTCTATCAACGGCCACATATCCTTCTGGATTTGTAACTCTAAATCCATCTGGCGTTCTTATAAAATGACCTATTGATTGTATTTGATTCAATTTTCTTATTAAAAAATTCTTTGCACGTTGTAAAGATATCCAACTTGCAATTGTAAAATATAATGCATTTTTATTTTTGTCTATAAAATCTAAACCATTATCTCTTATTTCTCTATATTTGTTTTTTGTTTCTTCTTTAGATACTGCGTCAACTTCTTGTTGTATCATATTTGAGTAATATGATCTAAATGATTCAATTAATTCTTTTACTTTGGCCATATCGCCTTGTGAATTGCGTATAAAGAAATTAAAGAATGATTTAAGTTTATACCCTACAGCTAAAGGGTCTGTTGAATTGAATTGATTTAAAATTGCTTCTGCTTTATATAAAGAGCCTTCTGCCATAGAAATGATACTGTCAAACTGTGCCATTTCTCCATTATTAAATGTAACTGAACCTGAAGCATCTTTGTATGTTGCGTCTGTTACAAACACTGATGTTAATTTAGGAAAACCTCTTATAGAACCAAAACTTGCTTTTAAATTTTTTAAATTGCTACCTGAATATACTGTGTGAAATACAATACCCATTCTTGCTCTGGCTATTCTTCTGCCTATGTCACTGTTAATCGGCACTGCATATGTAATTGTGTTAGGTGTAAACACATAATAATCTTGTTCATCTATTGTAGTTGTTTCAACATCGCCTTTCGTAAAGAGTAAATCGCCTTGTAGTATGCCTGTAATACCTAACTTAGATAACTCTCTTAAACATACAATTAATTTTTGTGCTAATACGCCATCGTGATTTTTCATTATATCACCAGTAGAATAATTTACTTTAGGTGTTACGTTGAATACTGACTTTGTACCAACAAAGAATTTTCCATTTTCAGGATTAATACCACAGATAACAGCAGGCGCACCGTCCCATTTAACAGTTACGTTAAGTCGGCCACCTATATGGCCTGTTAGCATTTTTTTGATTGACTTTAGAAAGTTAACGGCATCTTTACCGCCTTTTGAACCTCTATCTATAATAGAATCTTCTAAGTGTTCTAAATGGGTGTTCGTACCCTTTGTAATAAATCCCTTAAAACTAAACATTTTCCTCTCATATTTCCCATAAACAAAATCAAACTAACCATAAACTATATCAATTAATACTATTTATACTATATCATACTTTGATACGTATGTCAAGCTTCTAGTATATTTTACCAAAAGGACCAAATTTTTCACCTACTTTAGAAGCTAAAAACACAAGATCGGTTACAAATTCTTTACGTTTCTTTTCGTTCAACTTAAATAACTCATCTAAGAATTTTAATTGCATTAGTTTTGATACTGCAATAGGCGCTTCTACATTGTATCCTATTTTAATATTTTTAATAAAATCAATTGATGACGTTATTTTTGTTTCTGCTTTTTTTGATACTCTATGAAACATTTGCTCATATAGTTCTTCCTTTTCTTTAAACTGATTAGCATTTTGTGGAAATAATTTATTGTCATTTATAAAGTCCATTTTATTATCTCTCATTAATGCAGCTACCATTTCAACAGGTGCTTTACCTACACGAGCTGCAGTAGAACCACTAGCAGTAGGTTCCCATTTTAAATTAGAAATTTTAGCAGTGTCATTCCCTTTGATTTGAAAATTATAAGCAACGCCTTCTCCTACAACAACTATACGAGCATCTTGTGTTCCAAATTTCTTGTCAAATCTTAAATCAATTGCAGAAGTTAATAATTTAAAATTAAAATCTGGATATAAGCTAGCCTCATCTAAATTATATTCTTCATATTTTGCTATTTGACCACTTAATTTTTTAAGTGATATACCTACAACTTGTTTACTTTTAAACATTTCACGTTGTATTGCATTAAGTTCTTCAATAGTTTGAGAAAGTTTTGATCCCTCTACATTTTCTTTAAACGTTTTTAAAACCTTATCTTGATTTTTTATACACCATATATCAGCAGGGTTCCAGGTATCTTTTTTAGAAATACCATATTTTGTTTTAACAAGTTCACTTATATACTGCATAAAACCACCTTCACGATTAAATTCTGTAAATTGTGCATTTGAAAATTTTTCTAACATCTTTTTTTGTTGACCAAAAAATGTTTGAAGCCAATCAGGAGATTCATCTACACCAGGATAAATTTGTACTAGTTCTTTATATTTTGGATCTTTTCTAATTGATTGCCAATCTTTATAAGAAACGTTATCATTAAGAGCTCTTCTCATAATCCAAGCAGAGCCTAATTCTTGCATACGTGTGGTTTGAGCATCTGCTCCACCAGCTGATGCCGTTTTTTTAGATATTAAAAATTTAATTTTGAATCCTTTTCTAACCTCTACAAGATATGATATGTTTGGTAGAAACGTTCCTCCACCAAAATTTTTTTTAATTAGATCAACATTAGAAGCACTTGTTTTTATATTCCATTGAGAATTATTACTTTTAGTCCACTTGTTGTCAGCAAAAAATAATTTTTCATCAATGCCTTTAAGCATTTTTGTAAAATCAATTTTAAGTTCTGAGGGTGCGTAAGTTAATGCTTCTTGTTTACTTAATACATATGCCATTCATATATTTATAAAAGGCTACTTAATATTATCGCAAAGAAATTTAGGTATACCGCCATTAGATTGCCATTGACGATTAGCATTTTGAAAGTCTACTAGTTTAGATATATCTTCTTCAAAGAAAGATTGTCTAATAATTGTACCAGTTGGTTGTTCAACGGCCTGCCAATAGATGTTACCTTTGTTCTTAATCATCTTCTTTTCATAAGACAATTGCTCTCCTAGACGGCCAGGTCTTCTATCGTTTCTATGAAATCTTACTTTTTGTTTACTCATATTTTAAAATCTGAAAATTTATCATAACTTGTTTTTACTGGTATTTCTTTTTGGTTACTATCCACTATGTTCTGAGCATTGTTAGATACATCATACAATCTCATCTTGGCTCTATCTACACCCACAATAAAAGCACGATTGATAGATGGATCGTTATAACGATTCTTTAATTGTTTAATCTTCATTTGACCTAGTGCTTCAAGTTCTTCATTTGATATTAATGCAAACATAAAGTCAGCAGTTGCTGGAAGACCAAACGATTCTGAAGTATCTTCTAAACCAATATCTGTACTTACAAAACCTGTTCTTGTTGTTTGTGTTGCACTAAAGATTGGTAAGTTAAACTCAACTGCAAGACCTCGTAGTTCTTCGGCTATTGCCTTAATGAAGAAGTACGAAGAAATATTACCACCTTTAAATCTACTGCTTGAACATATATTTAGATAGTCAACAAAGATAACATTTGGTCTAAACGATTTCTTTAAAGCAAGTTCGTTAAGTAATGCTCTGAAGTGGCCAGCGTGTGCTGATGCTGTTGGATATTCTTTTATAATTAATTTACCAGCAGTCTTGTTTCTAATTTTTTCAATCTTGTCATCATACAATTGTCTAGGCATACTATGTAAATCGTCCATAGTTACATCTAATAGATTGGCGTCAATACGTTCTGCGATTCTTTCTTCTGCCATTTCTAAAGTAATATACAATACATTTAAACCTTGTGTTAGAAAACTAGAAGCACAATGACACATAAACAAAGATTTACCAACACCTGTGCCCGCCAATGCGATATTTAAAGTTTTAGGTGGTACACCTCCTTTTGTAATACGATTCATATAAGATAAATCAAATTGATATTTCTTTTCTTTGGTATGGTAAAAATCAAATCTTCTTGTTGCATCTTCTATATAATCGTGACCAATATGATTATCAAAAGAAACGGCCAATGCATCTGCAAGAATACCAGGTATTGCTTCTGGTGTAAGTTTAGGATCTTTTTTATCTAATATTTTAATGCCTGTTAATACTGCATTATGTACTGCACGATCTTTACAAAACTTTTCTGTAGTGTCTAGTAACCATTGTAGGTCTACACTTTCATTTGATATTGTATCTAGTAAATCTTTTACTGATTTAAATTCATCTTCGTTTATATCTTTTCTCTGGCCAAGTTCTATAACAAGAGCTTCTTTTGTAGGTATGTTTTTATATTTGTTTACGAATATATCTATTTCTCTAAACAATAATCGTTCATTACGATTTGTAAAGTAATCTTCTTTACAGAAAGGTAAGGCCTTTCTTGTAAATGCTTCATTGAATATAAAATTACGTAATACTGTAATCTCTATTCGTTCATTATTTAAATTCAACTTTTCCATTTGTCAATTGTTTTTCTAATAGTTCTATTAGTATATCGCCAATATAGTCTGTAAATTCTTGTGTAGATATATCTTTGTCATAAGGATTCATTACTATATCATATTTAAATCGCATAGGCAATGTACCATCTGGCTTTTCATCTTTAGCAAAGCCA